TGATTACAAAGCTGGTAGCATTGTAGATGTACCAAGTGAAAATGTTTCTAAATGGATTGCTAAAGGATGGGGTGAAAAGGTAGATACTAAAGAAGAAAAAGCAACCAAAGAAACAAAACAGTTTAAAGGAAAAAAAGGTAAGTAATGATTAGTGTTCAAATTGATTCTACTACTGGAAGTGAAATAGTTTCATCTTCTGAATTAAAAGATTATGCAAGAATAGAAACATCTGATGATGATACTATTGTTGCTAATATGATTGTTTCTGCTAGACAAAAATGTGAGGCAATAATTAATAGAGATATTGTTGCTAAGACAAGAAGTCTATTCATTAGCAATCTAAATACTTCAGGAGAATATGGAAACTTATACAAAAGAAGGTCTAAGATAGTTTTACCTTATGCACCTATTAGTGCTATCACAAGTGTGCAAACACAAGCAAGTGATGGTTCACTTTCAAGTATTAATTATGAATCATTTGGATTAGAAGATAAGTACATAGAAATTTCTAGTGCTGTTCACAAGAACATTAAAGTTGTTTACACTACTGCTGGTCTTGGTTATGATGACTTGAAAAATGCTATTAAAATGTTAGCAACAACCTACTATGATAATAGAGTAGATTTTATAAAAGGCCAAAACATAACTAATAAATCCATACCAACATCAGTTCATAGTATTTTATCACCATATATTTATTATAATGAACTATGATAAATGCTGGAGATTTAAGATACAGAGTAACAGTAAAGAGAAACACAAACTCTGCTGATGGTTATGGTGGTTTTACATCATCACAATCTACTGTAGGAACATTTTGGGCAGATAGGAAATTTACTGATGGTCAAATGATTTTTAGAGATGGTAAAAGAATCTTGCAAACTGGTATAGAATTAACTCTTAGAAAAAATACTGCAACTACAAACATCCAAAGAGGTGATGTGCTATTACTGACTAATGACAGCAACCAATATAGAATTAATCAAATGTATGAAGAAGATTTATATACTTATAAGATATTAGCTGATAAACAACAATAAGATGGCAAGAAAATCAGGAATAGAATTAAGGGCATCAGATAGAATGAGATTCAATAAGAAGATGAAAAGGCTACAAAGATTTGTAAAACCAACACAAGGTTTTGATATGGAACTGAAAAAATATGTATCTAGAATTTCTGAAATATCTATTGATTTTGTGCCAGTTATTACTGGTAACTTGAGACAATCATTATTCCTAGAAAGTAAAGCATTCAATTATGTTGTAGGATATAAAATAGATTATGCTGTATTTGTAGAGTATGGTAAAGTAGGTAGAGGTAGCATACAAGGTAGAAAACCATTCTTCAGACCAGCAATTAAAATGGCTACCTTTGAGTTTATAAAAAGTATTAGAAAACAATTAAAAGAGATATGAAAGATGCAAGTCATATAATAAGGAAAGAAGTTTTTACTGCTCTTAATGGCAATGTAACACTTAATAGTGCAACTGTACCAGTATATAATGTAGTGCCTTCTTCTGCTAGTGAACCTTATATACTTATTTCATCAATAAGTAATTTAATTTTTGATAATATTAAAGATACTTACCTAAACAACATACAGACACAAGTAGAAATAATAACTGCATTTGATACAAATACTGGTGGTCAACTAGATTCAAATTTAGCCATGAATCAAATAACACAATTGCTTATCTCAAGAAATACTTTTTTTGATATTAGTTCAGATAATTTTAAATGCATTTCTGCACAAAATGATGGTATAACTTATTTAACAGAAGATACAGAAACACAAACTATTTATAGAGGAATATTAACATTTTCAAATCTTGTTGAGCAATTATGAGATTAGAATTGTATAGATATAGTTCTCAAAAAGATAGTACTTTAGGTTTATTATATTTAGTAGATAATGAAACAAACCACAAAAATTTTTTATGCTTTAGTCTTGAAGATGAAAAACGTGAAACAAAAGTTTATGGAGAAACTCGCATACCTGAAGGCACTTATCAAATTAAATACAGAAAAGAAGGGGGTTATTTCACTAAATACAAAAAAAGGTTTCCTGATCTTCACAACGATAAAAGAGGTGTCTTACACATTACTAATGTTCCTAATTTTGAGTTCATTCTTATTCATTGTGGTAACACTACTGAGCATACACACGGTTGTTTACTTGTTGGGGATGTTATATCGCAGAATGTTAGCAAAGAGCCATTTCTAGGTCAATCATCAAATTGTTATAAAAGGATTTACCCAATTATTGCAGATGTGCTAGATTCACAAAAACAACTATCAATTAAAATTATTAATTTTGAAGAAATCTAAAAAACAATAATATGGATGATATAACAAACAAAAAAGTAGCAGTAGATTTAGATGGTGATGGTAAATCAGATTTCAAGGTCGATATAAAGTTCGTTGGTCTATTGGTAGGTGGTATTATTAGTTTAACAATGACATATTCTCAGTTAACCTCTGAAATAGAAGTTGCTAAAACATTACCTGAATATGAAATCAATCAAGATGATACAAGGGTGATAAATCAGAAGATGGATTATATTATAAAAGAATTAGAAAGATTTGAAAAGCAAACAGAAAAGAGATTAGAAAATTTAGAGGAGAAGGTTTATAAAAGATGATTGCTAAAATATTATTCATTTTTTTAGCATTAAATAACATTACATTTAAGGTAGATGGTCTTACTTGCAGTATGTGTTCACTTAATATTCAGAAACAATTAGAGAAGGTTTACTTTATAGAAAGCGTTGAAACAAACATAGAAGAAGTTACCTATGAAGTACAATTAAAAAAAAATCACTATATTGATTTTTATGCTATTGCAAATGCAGTAGAAGATGCTGGTTTCAGTATCAATAAAGAATCATTAAATGTAGGTACTAAGAATACAAATGATTTTTGGAAGAATAGTAATTATATAATTTGGAAGAACGAATGAAATTATTAAGTGATGTAAGTCTAACTGAGAATGATGTCAATACTCAGTTAAAAGTAAATCAAACCATATCTAAGATTAATACTTTAATGGATGTTGCAGATGGTTTGAAAGAATGGGAAGGTGTGCAACGTATAGAAATTTTTTTAAGAATTGAAAACAAATTAATTGATTTAATAGATGAATTGTAATGATTGCAGAATCTGTATTTATGGTGGTTGCCTTTGTAATTAGTCTATTGCTAATTAAAGTGTTTATGGGTGATGAATAAAATAATAGAAAAACTTTTTGGTGAAACTACTAAAGGTATCGCAGATATTGTAGATAGATTCGTTCAGACTAAAGAAGAAAAACACCAAGCAAAACAAGAAGTGCAACAACTGTTTCAATCCTTTGAAATTGAAATGCAGAAAAATACAACTGAGAGATGGAAGTATGATTCACAATCAGATAGTTGGTTAAGTAAAAATGTAAGACCAATAGTGCTTTTAATTCTTGTTATATGCACATTAATATTAATTGTTTTAGATGCTGGGAAATCTACATTTATAGTAAAAGATTCATTCGTTGACCTACTTCAGATGATCTTACTAACTACGATTGGTGCATACTTTGGAAGTCGTGGTCTCGAAAAGTTTAACAAAAAGTAATGGCACGTAAGTTTTTTGATAAACCTTTTGTAGCTAAACCAAAGAAAAAAAGAAAAGGAATACATAGTAAAAACAGAAACACAAATCACAAAGGTGGCAAATACTATAAAGGTTCAAAGTACAGAGGGCAAGGTAGATAATAAAAAGTGTAATACTTGCAAGGAAACAAAAGCAATAAATAAATTCTATTTAACACGATACAATACCTACGAAAAAGATTGTAAGAGATGCAGAAATGATAAACGTGAGAAAAACCATAGACATTGGAAACAAGAGTTTATTTATAAACTATCAGAATATATAGAGATACAATGTGTTAAATGTGGCTATGATAAAAACTTTTCTGCGTTAGACTTTCATCATATCAAAAACAAAAGATATTCAATAGCAAGAGCCATTAGAAATTTATCAAATAAAAATTTCTATGATGGTCGTGTAGATGATATATTATATGAGATATTAGTTAATTGTGAGATACTATGTGCTAACTGTCATAGAGAGCATCATAACAAGCATATAATGAAAATGAAAAAATAGTATATTTGTAAATAAAATATTCTTATGGGAACTACGCTTACTGGAAAAAATATATCTGCTTCGTATCTTGGTCTACTAAAAACAACTGACAATGCAGTCATTGGTGGTACTGCAAAAATAATAACTGATGGTAATGGTACTGATTCACCATTATATCTTTCTACAACAAGATTAGGTATCGGTATAACACCAACTTCTACATTGCACGTCAATGGTGATGCTAATATAAATACTTTAACAGTTGGTCTTGGTAGTGGTAGTATAACCACAAATACTGCTTTTGGTAACAACGCACTTAAACAAAATACTACTGGTTATATGAATACTGCTATTGGTGTTGATGCATTAAGAAACAATACAGATGGTAATAATAATATTGCAATAGGTAGGTTAGCATTAAGTCCAAATACTTCAGGTATTAGAAATGTTTCTTTAGGTAATCAATCACTAACTTCAAATACAACTGGTTCATATAATGTTGGTTTGGGATATGATGGGTTAAGTGGTTTAAGTTCAGGTGGTTACAATATTGGTATTGGTTATGAAGCAGGTAATAATATAACTACTGGTACTGGTAGCATTATGATTGGTGGTATTTCTCGCTCTAATGGTGGAACTTCTCAAAATGAAATTGTAATTGGTTATAATACAACTGGTAATGGTTCTAATACAGTTACTATTGGTAATTCATCTATAACTGCAAATCATTTAACTGGTGAATTGAAATTAGGTTCTTATGGTAGTGGTACATATACTGGTACTGCAACACAAAGATTAGGTGTTACATCTAGTGGTCAAGTCATTGAAATACCTATTGGTGGTGGTGCTGTGGATGGAGCTGGAGCAACTGGACAGGCAAGTTTTTGGACTGATTCCGATACGATTTCAGGTGATGACGATTTTTATTGGGATAATACTAATAAGCGATTAGGTATTGGTACAAATAACCCACAAAGGATTCTTCATATTCTTGACGATTCAGTTTCTGCAATTCAATTAGAAAATAGTACAGAGGCAGATTCATTTATTGATTTTAAAAATCCTTCAAGAACATTTAGAGTTGGTTATGATGATTCAGCAGATTTATTCAAAATAGCAGTTACAAATTTTTCAGGTAGTTCGGTTAATGTAAATTCAAGTGGGCGAGTTGGTATTGGTACTGAAAGTATTAACGAAGAATTGACTATTTATAATAGTTCATACCCAGCTATACAATTTATAAATTCAACTACTGGTACTACTGCAAATGATGGTTCTGTTATTTATCTTGCTCATACATCTGAAGATTTAGTTATAGCAAATAAAGAAACTGCAGATGTAGTTTTTCAAACTGCTGGAAGTGAGAAAATGAGACTGGATTCGTCAGGTCGACTTGGGCTGGGTGTAACTTCTATGACAAGAGGTCTAGAGGTTAGTGGTGCTGGAGCATTGGGAACAATATTAGCTACAGATGGTACAGTTGAGACTGTTTTATGGGGTGACGCTTCAGGTACAAATATCGGTGGTGTTGGAACTAATAATAACTATGGTTTTAATATATATCAAAATGGTGGAGTTGCTATAGGTATTGATACTTCAAAAAATTCAACTTTTGCTGGTAATGTTAGAACATCAGGAAATATATTATTTGATGAAGATAGGTTTATTGGAAGAAATACATCTGATGGTAGTGATAATGGTTTTATAGCATTAGCTGGTGGTGGTGCAAATAGTGATGGTAGAGGTGCAAGAATAAGATTGTATGGAAATGAACACTCATCTTTAGCAGGTGTTATAGATATAGCAACTGGAAACATTGCAGGTTCTGATATGTTATTAAGTGCTACAGATACAATACAATTTAGTAGTGGTGGAAGTGAGCGAATGCGATTGGATTCGTCAGGAAAATTGCTAGTTGGTAAAACTACACACGGAGTCAATACAGTTGG